TGTCTAAGCGGCTGTGTGGGTTCGATTCCCGCTGAGGTCGAAAATACAGGGAAGTTACAACCACGACGAGCAACTACCCGAAAAGCGATCAAGATTTTATATTCTCAACTGCGCCTTGAGTTTCTGCATCTGCTCATATGCATTTTTCTGACCACCCGGCGAAAAGTCACCACCATTTGAATACGGCGCAGCCCCAACGCCACTTGGCATGTAATATGGACTACGTTTGTTAGCATCCACTTTCTCTTGAATTGACGATTGCTTAATTTCTGGCTTATGTAATCCTAAAGCTTTGATGTTCTTATATACTAATTTTTGACGCTCGAAACCTTCTGGCATTTCAAGTATTGCCTCGGCTAATTCTGGGTCTTTTTGGGCGAACTTCTCCGCATGTTGCAACACTTCATAGAAATCAGGATTGCTTTTCATCCAGTTTTGTTTACGTTCTTCATGTAGGGCAGTTTGTACAGCCTTTTGAATCTCTGATTGTGTATCTTGCTTTGCTTGCTGTCCGAATTTGGCTAATGTCTTATTAAGACGCTTCTTGTCTACATAAGGTTCGCTATCATCTTCATCGTCTTCATGATTAGTTTTTCTAGCTTGAGACTCTTGATATTGTCTTTCAGCTTCTAAGCGCCCGGCGCGTTCTTGTTCAAGTTGACGTTGATACTTTGCTTCTAGAGCACGAAAATTTAATTCTTTATTATTTTGCGTCTCTGTTTGATTTTGTACTTGATTATCATTAGATGGGGCTGTCATATATTATCCTTTTAGCCATAACGCTGGCATGCGGTTGGATTTAAAGTAGTTATATTAAAATTTGAATTTTAGGACAAGGCATGAAACTTTTTATTGTAGAAATTGCTATTTCTGGTGGAATTGTGACATATAAAACAAAGGCTGATTTTATTCAATTTACGCCTGATGGTATCCAATTATGTATTTATATAGATGAAGAAAAAAATATATTTAGAATTGTAGGTATATTCAAAGATTGGTTTCGTTGGTCCGAAGATGGTTATGTTACCTCATGAAAAAAAGATGATTTTAGTCGAGACTCACGTTATAAATTGCATAAACTTTTGGAAGGAAGGATTATACTATGAAGATTAGTCGTCTAGAATCACATGATAGACTTCAATCACTGCAACAAGATCAAGCTTTAAACTTAGCACAAGGCGCTCAAGACTGCTTAAAACTAAACCGCTTATCTATTGGGTTACAGCAATATTCGCCTTATATCTATATATTCGCACATCCGCGTACTGCTGACGATGGAGTGACTAAACGTATGATATGGCAACCTAGACTAACAAAACCCAGTGCGCAGACTAATAGCTACCTTTTCAGGGCTATCTCTAACACCGATCAACTTGAAATCTGTTGGATGATCCCACCAAAAGAAATGTGGACATCCTATAAGAAAGGTAATGTTACAGAACATGCTATTGTGAATTGGAGTATTGAACAATACAAGACAAACAAACCAAGTCTAGAAAGACCAGAGAATGACGATCTTCCCGATGAAAAAATTAAAGACATCTATCGCCGTGTGGCAATGGAAATAGATGAAGAAATCAGAATGGATAAACTTTATGCACTTAAGGAGATTAAGTTAAATGGATAAAGACCCTAACCAAACGCTTTTTTTACTTGAAAAAGTTGAGGAGTATTTTACTCTTGCAAGATCGGTTTGCGATCCCATTGAATATCAAAAAAGACAGCAACTTCTTTTATACTCCATAACGGAGGTTCTTATTGATGAACTTTACCATATTAGGGGTGAGGTTTAAATGGAGAATGATGTTGAATCATTTTATGGATTTAATGGGGAAAGTATTAACCTTTCTGAGATTGGAAAGTATGGTAAGTTTGTCGAATTCACTAAATTTCATGATCTTAAACGTGATATAAATGATATTCAGTTCTATAAACCTCCTTTCAAATTTCATACTGATCAAATGACATGTGAGAAATTGACCGAAGATAAAAGATTCTTAGCGGTCGAAAGAATGCAAGAAAATCTAGATCGTTTAATCGAAGATGAATTAAAGAAAGACTATAAATTACAAGAGAAAATTAGAGAAATCAAGTTTAAAGCAGCTAAACGTATCGAGAAATTGAAACAGAAACCGCTTGTTAAACTAAGAAATAAATATAATTATGACAGAATTGCAAATTACTTTAAGCCAAACTACGTGGTGGCGTCTTCATCTTCTTCCGGGTCAACTGAACCATTCCCATAGAATCATCACGCATGCGCCCAAGTTTAGCTTTAATACCCTGGCCATAGTTATCACCCATCCCATATTTGGTATTCGCTACGTGCGCTTCCCTATTGCGTTTATAAGGCTTCGGCTGCTGGCGGTTAAATGGTTGAGCATTTCCTGAGATTGGCATTAACCTACCTCGTCAGTTTCCATCGTGCTAACTTTACCCATTGGCATTGTGGCAGCATTTTTTGATGGATTGCCTTCATGGCCTACAGGTTGACGATGACCAACACCATAATGCGTACCTGCATTGACAAAACAGGAAGAACGTTGATCATATTGTGGACAACGAAAATCCCAAGGTGATTGAACACCATCAACTGGTTTGTCTTTAGGCGATTGTTTCTTAATCGAAGTAGGGTCTTTAAAGCCTGATTTCATATTGCCTCTAGTAAATTAATGCCCATGTACATTGCCTGCACACATGGGCCGATCGTATGATTGACGATGTCAACGGCAATGACGCTTAGTTTCTGTAGCCAGTTTTATGCGGATGACCTTTAACTTTAGTCGATGCCATCTTTTGTTGGCTAACAATAGTTTCATTAGTGTCTTCATAGTGGCCCAAAGCTCCAAAACCTTCAGCAGATTCTACAGTTTTGGTTTTGCCTCCACCATCCGGAAGTACCATATCTTTTCCACCCTTACCAGCCCAAAAAGAATGGTCGTCAATTCTACGCCCAGCCATAATTATCTCCTATGCCTTCTTAGGCATTTTTAGGTTTATTTCTTTCTTTATATCATCATACTTTGATTTTGAGTAGGATTTTCTTGTGCTTGTTGTCTTGGCTGAACAGATAAAATTTGTTCCATAAAACGTTTGGATGCTTGCGATCTCTCTACATCGGTACGAGCTGTTTTCTCTGTTTCTTCTTCATCAAATTTTATGGACTCTAATTTATTTGCCTGTAGCATCGTTTCAACCTCACCAAACTTTTGAATAGCCTCAAGCATTTTTGTAAGAGCATCCATTTTTTCACGTGTGGAAATTGCATGATTCTTACTAATCTCTGAAATACGCTCTTCGAATAACCCCACGTTGCTCTCTGCACGTGCATCACGTTCACGTGCTTGTGAGAGGTTATTATGAATTTTTGCCATTAACTCTTTCAACTTCATTTCTTCTACAGTATGCTTGAGGTTCATTTCCTCACTAGCTGCTGCTGCTTGTTGCTCTTCTTGTTGCTGTAGATATGGTATGATCTCGCCTTTTCCTGTTATGTTTAATTTTGGAATGATCATAGAAGGAGAGAATACCTCGCGACCGAATCTCTCATTCATTTCCATCATTTGTTGAGCCTGCAAATTCTGCTGTGTCGGGGTTAAATCTGACTCCTCGACAAGCACTTGATACTTTGAGAACACTTTTGAATAGAAATGTGGGGATGGTTCCTCACCTATCATTAACTTAACCTTCTCAGCATTCCAATTATTAAGCGCAACCTGTAGTAATTTATCCCCTAAAAGCTTGTCTGAGAAATCCCATTGGTCAAAGTATTTCTGAAATACCATGAGATTAGCGGCTTGTTTCATAAGCATTGTAAGGCTACTTATCTGCTTATCATCCTGGCCTGCCCAATTCTCTAGATTGATCCCAGAGGTAGAATATATTAACTCTCTCATTTGGTCAGCTAAAGCTAGGTCGGACTCTGGCACTGCGGAAGGAATAATCTTCTCCACATCCGTCATTTCGTAACCATCATTGATGATGACATCCCAGCCTTGCCCAGCCTTCTTCAGATTGTCTTCATTAGCTACAGCACCGACCTTTCGTTTCCAACCTGCATTAATTGTCGCGGCGGCTATATCGTTATTAGTTATGATCTTATAATTCATCAAGAACTGCGGATCTCTCATCGTTCTAACTAAAGACCTTACGCGTAAATCATAATAATTTATATGTGGTTCGTAGTTCCAAAAATATGGGATAAAAGGCATGAAATGCCCGAGTGGATTGTCACCTTGAAACATCAGTTGATCATTTAAAACAGTGGCAAGCTTCCAACATGGTACTTCAACCTCGACCGCTTCCATATCAGGAATGTTATATAGAATCTGCTCTAGATTCTCCTCACCACCGCCGTAATCAAAGAATTGATTTCTAGTGCGACTATAAAGACGCTTCTTCTTGACTTTCCATTTATACCATACATATGACAGCACCATAAGATCGTTACGGGCCATATTGTAATTTTCCGGGAGGAAATAGAACGAGCCATATCTTTGTGGTGTTCCCGACATTGGCGCAATAGCTTGAAGTTTATCGGGGAATCGATTTTGAGCCTCTTGCTTAGATATATATTCTTGACACCATACGAATTGGCAATCCGACATGTCCGGGGATCTAAAGTAAGGGTCGACAAGGAATGAGTTATACTCCCATATTTTAACCTTTAGAGTGCCTTGGGCTTGATCATCGTCGGTATAATCTAGATAAGGTTGCATTAAGCACATGCCTGCAACCGCTGCTAATTCTTTTGCCTTAGACTTTTGTTCATGAATACAACCCATATTAGCTACATGAGTAATGAGCTTATTGTATTGATCTGTCGTCTTAGGGTCTGCACCTTCGCAAGCCACATAGTTAAAGTTCTTTCTATGCTGTCTTTCATACCCCGTAATCATGTTTACAGGTTGCTGAACTAGATTGAAATAATACTGCTGATAGCTAGTCGTGGGAGAGAAATTAAAGTATCGGTTTACAAACGTCTGTGAGCCTGCATAGAACAATGTATCTATATTACTTTGATTCCAGCGGCTTTGTTCGATGGGCTGGAACTTACTATATAGGTTATCTAACCATTGTCTTACATTGCCTTGGTTAGGTTCGAGGGCATTATTCCAAGGGGGATAATAAAACGACGTATTTACCTCAATTTCAACTACTTAAGATCATACTCCTCAGGAAAGTTGAGCTTGTCCTTTATCCCATATTTCATATAGGCGAGGCGATCATAATTTCGCGCAGCTTCTAAAGTTGAAGTATGAGCACCTAATTTAATTACTTTACCGTTGATAACAATAAAAGAACGCCAACGATTTTTTCGATTAGGTCCATCATAACGCTTCTCCTCTACTACACCATAATAATCATTTTTTTGGAAGTGTCTACTTCTTTTTTTAATCATCATATCGTTAATATTATCTTGTCTTGTACCTGTAAATAAATGTTTAGGATTTACACATGATGGATTATCGCATGTGCTTAGAAACTTCCATTGCATCAGAAGTATAGTTGGGAATTTGCTTATTTCTGAATTCCATTGTGTTTAATCCTTGATTTGTGTATATTTGTGCTTCCCTATCAAACTTTTATCCTTCAGATCTCAATGCGATCGACCCAGAAAGTGAACAACGTCTGATAATGTAGCTTATGTTACTTTAAAGTTTTCATTGTCATTGACTTATATTCATAAACACCTATCGCAAAGAGTTTTGACCCATGCTTGCTTTCGAAGCTTTCCTTCTTCTCCGCATTCTTCGCATGTTTCTCGGCTAATCTCTTGAGTCTTTTTTATTTCTTCCGTCATTTCATCTGTTTCTGAGTCCATATAGAAACGTAAAGCACCAAATTTTTCTTTAATTTGAGATGCTGCTGGCGTGAAATCCCCTTTACCATACTCCCTTACTTGATTCTCTATCAATATCTCAAGTTTTCTACTAAGAGTATTAATGATCTCAAACCATCCATCTGAGCATTCAAAATATTTTACGCGTCTATATAGCAAAGGATATGATTTTGTGAGGTAATCTGTATGTTGTTTGTTCATAATCTTCTCGTTGGCTGAAACCTGTTTTGAAGGTAATCGTTATCCCTGTCATCTTTATATGGCCTATATGTTGGCACTTTGTGCGTATAAACTGCATAACGCAGAGCATCTATAGCGTGATCATCTCTCTTTAACGGCTCATCATAGCCTTGCTCCGCTGCCTTAGGGTCCCAGACATAACCCTCAATCTCACGGATTAAGTTAGGACAACAATCTTTTACAAACAAATTACCATCAGCCATCTCACTTGTCATCTTCTTAATTCCTTCCTCAACATCATTGTCAGCGTCAACACATCTTACTCCAACGCGAGCTAAATCAAGCTTCATTGCCGCCGCACTTGGATCAATGTAAAGCTGCTTTACACCATAAGGCTCTAAAAATTCAGCGAGATCTCTAGCTTGCTCACTAACAGTCTTTTGTCTTCCACTATCTTTGTCTTTAGGGTTCCAATAATACTCACTCTCTACCCAGCAACATTTGCCCATCTGTGTAGCTCGCCCCGTGCTAACACCAATGACAACACATGCAGTCGGATTACTTTGGCCCACGTCAAGGCCAGCAACATAATATTCCGCAGCTCGCGGTGGCTTCTTAACCACGTGTATTTGTGTGTCGAAAAAATCGAAAATCGCTCCGTCAGCGAGGCACCAAAGGCCAAGGTAATTTCGTTTGTAAAATAAACCCGACAATGAATTACGGATACGATTCTTATAGTCCTCATCCAAATACGGGTTATCATCAAGTGTATAGTGTTGTGAGTAGTAATTAGGGTCACCTGCTTCTGCACGATCTATCCATTCCTTTAGTTTATGTTTAGGATGCGCTGGGTTCATGCTTGCAAACCCCATGCTATGCGGATTGCTGAGCCTCGTATCTATCATATCTATTATAGACTCAGGATATAGAGTCATCTCATCACAGTAAACTAAAGACATTGTTTTACCCTGAAATTGGCCAATCGCACCTTCATCTTTCGCGCCAAGCGTCTGGATAGTCTTATCTCGAAACTTCAGCACTCTCTTTCCTGCCATCCATGTACAAAATGGCCTAAAGATTGCAAACAATTCACTCTCTAATAGCAACCTGATAGCATTCTGATAAATAGTATCTGAAGTATGGCCCACCATCCATATTTGACTATCAGGGCACTTCCAGCAGGCTTCCATAAATCTAAACAAGGTACCTACTGTCTTGCCCGTTCTCACACTACCATGCGTTATATTCCAATGCTTTGTGCTATTTAAGATAAATTCTAGTTGCTTAGGACTCAACGGATGTGTCATATATAGCCTTCATTAAACAGTTGATTATGAGTATATAATGAAATATTTCTTTGACTGCAAGAATCTTGAAGAAGCTAAACTTAAGTATCGAAAGCTTGCTATGGAGTTACACCCTGATAAAGGTGGATCTAATGCCCAAATGTCTGAGTTAACAAAGCAATATGATGACTTTGTTGCAGAAACAGACTATGTTAATCCATTTGAAGAATCGCTTAACCAAGCATTTGAAGAAGCAAAGCGAAAAGAACAGTATTACACAGGATTTGCCTATAGAGCAAAAGGAGGCTATCAATACCGCCCAGCTGGTGATATGAATAATACTTACTTTTATCCTGATGAATTGCAGAAAGTTAGGCAGGAATTGAATGAAGCGGAAGTAGATGCGGATAGGTGGCAAAGGCGCTATAATGATTCAGTTATTACAAGGTCGGATTTAGAAAGACAAATCGCAGAGCTAAAAAAAAACTCCGCAGCTATTCAAGAATGGTATCAAAGAGAAAATTGGATGCTAACGCAAGAAAATCTAAAGCTAAAAAAGCCAAATCTATGGCAGTCGATAAAAACGGCCTTCGCAGGCTTAAGAGGATTTAATAATGGATGATGAAGCCCAGATAAGAATATTTGATCTAGATGACGGTGAAGGGTTTTGCATTCAGGAAATGAATTATAATCAAGAAATTGTTAAAGAAATTTGCATTGATAGGGATGATGCTATCCAAATGGCTGTAATGATTTTAAATCTATTTGTATTGGAGGATTAATGAATGATGAACTACTACCCATTAATGATGGGCCAACACGTAAAGAAATGTTAAATATCTTAGAAGAAATGGTTAAGACATATTCTAACTTACCACCTCAAGCGCAATATCAGCCTGTGACTCACTCGGATTTTACATCTTTGTTGATGTTGATCTTGTCTTTATTTAATGCTGATCGTGATTCCGCTAGCTGATCTAGAAATGATTGCATACCTTTCATTGTTTCGGGTGCAATGCTAATTTCGGCAGGCGTATCTCTTTGCTCAAGGCGGTTCTTGCCGAGCCATACCATCATTGTATTATCCCCTTTTACAGCCTTTCTATATTGTGCAGCTCTTAATATAGAATCCCCTTTTTGTTTCTTTTCAGTTGAATATGCCGAAAATGTTGTTCCTTTGTCAGTTTGACAACGATTATAAAGTGTATCAGTACTAATAGCTAAACAAGCGGCAATTTCTGTAGTTAAACAGCCGCAAATGAGAAGTTCGTCTACCTTAGCCCAGTCGATAGGCTTAGGGGGTACACCTGTTGGGCGTTTAACTTCTTTTGGTTTTCTAGGCATTTAAAATTCATGTCCGCATTTAGGGCATTCTTTAGTCTTTTTCTTTTTATTCTGTTTATCTTCGCCTGTATTGTCAAGTTCAAAGTTTAATTGTAGGTCATTTTCTGTTAGCCCTGCCATGAGTAGGATTTCGATATCGAACTCATTGCCTAGGATGTCCCAGTCATGTACGCCATAATGGGCGTTATCTTTTATGATGCGTTGCTTAATGATTTCGGGAGATAGATTGTGATCTATGATGCATGGTATTTGTTTCCATCCGAGCTTCTTTGCGGCTTTAACGCGTTGATTACCAGCGTATACATGTAATATTCCGTCTATTCTGTTGACTAATACAGGCCGCTTTTCTAAGAAATCGGGATCATCTTTGAGAGAGATAAGAAGCTTTTCGAACTGTTGTTTGTCTATTTTTCTGGGGTTATTTTTGTCTAAAATAAGGGTCGAGATATCAACGTGAGCGACGAAACACTTTTCTATTTTGTTAGAGTTATCTTTATCTTGTTGCATATATACATCACATGTGTTATATTAGTATCATCAAAGCAAGTACGCGATTAACGCCGACATCTTAGAGAACGGTAGCTAAAGCAGGAACGTTAGATAAACTTTAACCAAATGATTAAAAGGAGTCAATAAGATGAGAACACAAGATATAACAACAAGTTGCTTGAGTGATTTTGGATCAAGAGAGAGATGGATGCTAGTGGAGCTATTAACGGCGTGGGATAGGCAACGGTTGCCCGATGATTTTTATGAAGATGAAGTTATACCTATGATGAATCGGAATAGTGGGTGTGTATTTCTCACTAATTCGGACTATCAGGTGGCAATGATGAATGGTGACAAGCTTGAGATTTGGCATAATTGTTCGAATTGTGGACATGAGGGTTTTGCAGAGGATTGCCGATTGAATGATGATGGGTGTCAAGAGTGTAATCCAATGGAGGGCGAATAATGGATAACGAAGATTGTGTGCATGAGGAATTAAGACAAAGCCTTTTTGATTTAGTAGAGGAATACCGAGAGCAAATGAATCCGGCAGTGTTTATAGCATTATTGATGAATTTCACTGTTGAAATAGCATTTAAATGCGCGCCTGATAAAAAAGAAGCTATTAAAATACTAAAAGATATGCTGAAGCAATCCATAAAATATAATCCTGAGAATGATGATGGTTGAGCTTAGGGATTACCAGTTAGAATGTGTAGACACAATATATAAGCATTTCAAGAAGGATAATAAGCAGCTTATCCAAATTCCAACGGGAGGGG